GTCCCGGAGGACATTCAATGAAGATTGAGAAAAAAACCCTTGCCGTTAACCGGCTGGCCCTTAAATTTTCGGCCAATGATGAGGTTATGGAGTTTGAGGGTTATGCGTCGGTATTCGGCGGCGTGGATTCCTACGGAGACACCATAGACCCGCACGCCTACGATGACACCTTGATTGACCGCGAGCGCCCAGTAAGGATGCGGTGGAACCATTGGGGGCCGGTTATCGGAAAGTGGGTCGACATCAAAGCGGATGATGTCGGGTTGTGGGTCAAGGGCCAATTGACTCCGGGCCATAGCACCGCCATGGACGTATACGCCAGCATGAAGCACGGCAGCATCGACGGAATGTCCATCGGGTACTACCCGCGACTGGTGGAAACGCTGGGGAACGACCGTCGCCTGCTGAAAAAGGTGGATTTAGTCGAGATTAGCGTGGTCGAGGAACCCGCCGACCTGTCGGCGCGTATCGGAAGTGTTAAAGCAGCCGTCGAAAAAGCGGCTACAATACGTGAAATTGAGGCCATCTTGAGGGATTCAGGGGGCTTTAGTCGGAATGATGCGGTAATTCTGGTAAGTCGTATCAAGTCCATGCTGCAAGGTGAGCTTGCCGCAGAAGAAAAAGCGCGTCGAGAAATCGAAGCCATTTTCCAGAAACTCACCAAAAGCATCAATTGAGGTATAGCATCATGGAACTTAAAGACATCATCGAGGCCGGCTTGTCGGCACAAAACAGCAAAATCGACGCGGCTATTGCCAAGTTCGAAGGACAATTGAAGGATAACGGCAGCGTATCCGGCGAAGTCGTAGCAGAAGTTCGCACCTTGACCGAACAATACAAGCAACTCTCCAACGCAGTTAACGAAGTGGCACAGAAACAAGGCGCCAATCCCGAAACTGTTGTTAAAGCCGTTTCTGCCGGTCATGAGTTCATCAAGTCGGAGCAGTTTAAGCAACTGGTCGCCGGCAATGTTCACCGCGCCCGTCTGGAAGTCAAAAACACCGTTACGTCCGATTCTACTACGGTTTTCCCGTACCAGAAGCCCGGCGTCATTGGTGGTGACTTCGCCCCTACGGCCATTCGCGCAATGTTCCGCACCATTCCGGTTAATACCAACATGGTAAACAGCCTCCGCGAGGATAGCTGGACGAACAGCGCAGCCGAAGTAAGCCAAGGCGCAGCCAAAAACCAATCAGACGCAGTTTTTGAGCAATACAACGTCGCCATCCAAACCGTCGCACACTGGATCAAGATTAGCAACCAATTGCTGGCCGATGCGCCTGCCGTTGTTGCCTACATCGAAACCCGCCTGCGCGACGGTCTGGCCCAGCGTATCGATGCCCAATTGCTTAACGGCAACGGCACCACGCCTAACCTGTCAGGCCTGACCGACTCCGGCAATTTCACCGCGTACACCCCTACGTCGGATGACACGCTGGCCGATGCCATCAACCGCGCTAAATACACCCTCTGGGCCATTGGCAACATGCCCGACGTGGCAATTGTTAACCCGGCTGATTGGGGCGCGCTTGAGCGTATCAAGTCGACCTACGGCGAATACCTGTACGGGCCTCCCGGCACTATTGCTGCGGCTAATCCGTTCGGTGTAAGCGTCGTACTGTCGCAGCACATGGCCGCCGGCAAGTTCTGGATCGGTAACATTAACAACGCGGCGGTGCTTTACAACCGTTCCGGCGCTGTTATCGAAATGGGCTACGTTAACGACGACTTTACCAAGAACCTTATCACGATCCGTGCCGAGGAACGCTTGGGCCTGGGCGTCGAGCGTCCGTCTGCTGCCCTTTACGGCAACTTCACGGCCTAACGGCAATGGGCGGGGGAAACCCCGCCCTTTTTAATGGTGACGCATGAAAATTCGCACACTTAAAGTTATTCGACTTCCTTCCGGGCGCGTCCCGGTGGGCAGTGTTTTTGAAATGGCCGACCATCAAGCGCTTTTTCACCTTGAGCGCGGCGAAGTCGAGCGTTTTGTGGGAAACGAAGCCCCGACGGCTGGCGAGGTGCAACCGTCGTTTGTCTCGCCAGTGGCCCCAGCCTTAACGCAGACGACGCCGGAACAGTCCAGCGATGGCGCGAAGAAACGCGGCAGACCGAGGAAGAACCCCGCCGAGTAATAGCGGTAAACACCACTTACCGGCTGGCCCCGTGGGCCGATGCCCTGTTTGCGATGGACAAACAGTGGTGGGACACCTACCGGCGCGACGTAATGGTGAATTTCCGCGGGCAGCGGGTAAGCAATAACCCTAACCACGAAACTTTCCGGGTGCGGATACCGGCCTACGGCAATTCAGGCGCGGGAGCCATCGCCACGGCGGTGCATTGGGGCGCAAAGCGCGTTATCCTGCTAGGGTATGACTGCCAGCATACGGGCGGGATGGCACACTGGCACGGCGACCACCCGAAGGGCTTAGGCAATGCCAGGATGGTTGACAAATGGGCGCTAAAGTTCGCGGAATTGGCCGAGGCCATACCGCCAAGCGTTGAGGTGGTGAACTGTAGCCGGGTAACGGCGCTGGATTGCTGGCCGCGTGGTGATTTAGTCCAGATGCTATACTCTGGACAAACAAGGGGCGAAAATGAGCCTAATTGATATTGAACTGGTCAAGCAAGATTTGCGGGTGTCGCACGATGATGACGACGCCCTAATACAGGTTTTGCTTGATGCGGCGGAGGATGAAGCCCTGCAATTTTTGGGCAGTAGCGAATTGCCCTATGTCGTCGGCCAATATTCCAGCGAGGTTATAGCCCCGTCGATTTACGCGGCGGTGTTCCTGCTGGTGCGGTCGAAGTACGACGAAGCCGACGCAGCCCAGATAGGCCACTTCCGCAAAGCGGCCGAAACCTTGTTGATGCCCTACCGTGAGAGCGTCGGCCTATGATCGGAGCGCCGGGCAAATTGAGGCATAAGGTGCAAATCCAACGGCCCAGCACGGCTAGGGATTTGTACGGCCATCAAGTCCCGACGGATTGGCTGGTAATTGCCACGGTCTGGGCCGACATTAAGCCTATAGGCGGCAGAGAGCGCCTACGGTCGTTTGCCCTTGAGGCCACGCTAACCAGCACAATAATGGTAAGGTACCAGATTGACCTACTTCCGCCCCTCGATGCCGACGCATGGCGCATAGTCCACGGCAGCCGCATATACGCGGTGCAAGGTGCCAGGGTCGTCGATGAGCGCAACCGCTGGATCATTTTCGATTGCGCGGAAGGGCCGGCCAATGGCGTTTAACCTGCAATCGGTACCCGGCTTGTCAGACTTGCACAACGCATTGCAAGAACTGCCGGCAAAAATCGAGGCTAACGTAATGGCGGCCGCCCTTAAAGAAGGGCAAAAGTCGTTTTTGGCGGCGGTATACCAGCGGATGCCCAACGACGATACGGGCGCGCTGCGCCGGTCGGTAAAGGTGCGCGTACACGGCAAGTCTAAAAAATTCGGGTATGTCCGGGCGCAACTGGTGGTCGGCAATAAACAGGCCTGGTACGGAAAGTTTATTGAATACGGCACCGCAAGCTATTACACCGGCAAAGGGCAATCCACCCGCAAACCCTATATCATTCGGGCCAAAACGCCCGACGGGAAGGAATACAGCAAGGGCCAAAAGCAACGTATGCTTGCGTTCGGAGGCCGTTTTTTTGCCGGTGTGACGCACCCCGGTGTTAAGCCTAGGCCATTCATGCGCCCAGCCTTTGACAACCCCACAACGCAAAACGACGCCATCCAACACGCGGCCGATTACATCCGTGGTCGCCTGCCCCGCGAGGTTAAGAAACTGGCACGATTGAGGGCAAGGGCATGAACCCGGAAAGCCTTATAGCGGCATTGTTAAACAACGTGGCCATTACCGCGCTGGTCGGGAATCGAATAGCCCTAGCACAACTTCCGACAAATACAACTATGCCAGCTTTGGTCTATAGTGTGATTGACACGGTACCCGTTCCGAACTTAAAGGCAACGGGTACCCAAATGGCCCGCGCTAGGGTGCAAATAAACCCTATCGGAACCACGGTGGCACAAGTCAAACAAATAGCGGCGGCCGTGCGGTCGGTGCTGGATATGGAATTTTACATTACCGAGCCAGTGGTGGCAGGTAGAACGGTCGTATCGTCCCGGATTGATATAGTCGACCGGATGGACAAAGACAACGATAGCGGCCTATGGACGCAAGCAACGGATTACATAGTACAGTATTACGAATAAGCGGCCCCCGGCCGGTTAGCAACGCCTGAAAAGGCATTTTTGAGAGGTGACATATGGCTGTTCGCACATCCGCCGGGAGTACAATCGGGCTTTCGGCATCCCTTCCAGCAACCCACGACAGCACCGGCTTTGCCGCGCTGACGTATTCCACCGTGGGCGAAGTTACCGACATCGGAGAGTTCGGGCGCGAATACGCGCTAGTCACTCACAACCCGGTCGGCACCCGCGCTACGCAGAAATACAAGGCGTCCTACAATGAAGGCACGATTACCCTGTCCATCGGTCTCGACACCGACGACGCCGGGCAAATCCTGATGAAGGCGGCCGCCCTGTCGGACAATAACTATTCCTTCAAAATCGTAACGCAAAACACCGATGCCTATTATTTTCTGGCAAAAGTGATTTCGTTCAAAGTCGGCGTAGGCGGCGTGGATCAAATCACGCAAGCCACGGCAACCATTGAGCTTGTGTCGAGCAGCGCGGGCGCTGGCATCGTCGAAGTGCTGGCACCGTAAGGGGAGAAATAAGTTATGGCAGTTAGAACTAGTGCATCAAGCACAATCGCTGTTTCCGGCGGCGTACCGGCCACCTACAACCAAGCCGGCTATGCCGCGCTTTCGTGGACGGCCATTGGCGAAGTTACCGACCTGGGCGAATTCAGCCGCGAATACGCGCTGGTGACGCATAGCCCTGTTGGCAATCGCGCCACGCAAAAATATAAAGGATCGTTTAACGAAGGTTCCATGACCATCACCATGGGCCTTGATACCGACGACGCCGGCCAGGTTATCGTTAAAGCCGGTCGTCTGCTGGATA